CTGCGGTCACAACAGCTAACGCTGCATCGGCAACAGCAAACACGGCGAACACCAACGCCACGGCAGCTCAGACGGCTGCGACTAATGCGCAGACTTCTGCAAACAATGCAGCGACTGACGCGGCAGCTGCTCAGACGTCAGCAACAGCTGCACAGACCAGCGCTACAACAGCTCAAACAAGCGCAACAGCCGCGCAGGCATCGGCCACCTCTGCTGCAACAGATGCGGCATCAGCTATTGCTACGGCAAACACTGCGTCGACTAATGCCACAACGGCGCTGAACAACTCACGCCAATCAGACGGGCAGGGTGGATTTACATCTGCTATCAGCCTGGCAAACACTGCAAATACAACAGCAAACTCTGCAACCAGCACCGCTACAACTGCATCAACCAATGCCACGAATGCGGTAACGACAGCAAACGCTGCAAGCGCGACGGCAAATGCAGCCTCAGCGGCTGTGGCAAACGCTGCGTTTTATTCGCCTATCGCTGCCTTGGCGAACTTGCCAAGCAGCCCTGCTAACGAAGACCGAGTAGAGGTCGTTAATTCAACTGGCGTTGAGAGCAATAGCGCTGTGTCAGGCGTGCCGTCAGGGTTTGTCGGCTCCACAAATTTGACAGTACGGCTGCAATACAGTTCGTCGTCTACGAAATGGGAGTGGCAGCAGTATTTCGCGGCTGATCCAGAAAATCGCTACGCAACCAACTATCTGCCTGTCATCAAAGGCGATGGCACGTCGAGCGGGCAGGTCGGAAAAATCACACTGAATTGCTCGAATAACAACCATGGTGTGTCGTTGTCGTCGCCGCCTCACTCGGCAAATGCGACGTACAACCTCACGCTGCCTACGTCGCTGCCATCAGTTGCCGGCCAGGCGCTGACTGGCGACACCAGCGGCAACTTGTCCTTTACCACTATCGATGCTGCCTTTGTTTTAACTCCCCAAACCATGACGGCTAGCAAGGAGATTGCGGCCAACACAAATGCCGGGTTTATGGGCCCGGTGGTAACTCTGCAAAGCGGGGTGGAACTTACCATCCTGCAAAACTCTCAACTAACCCTCATCTCCTAATCATGGCTTACGGCAAGTTAAAAGCCGATGCTGTCATTTATGACAACCAAGGCAGCGACGCAGAGGTTTCGATCTCGACTCTGGCCGCAAACGCAAACAAAGCAAACGTCGATAGTCCAACTTTTACCGGCACACCTGCTGCGCCTACAGCGGCACAGGGCACAAACACCACACAGATTGCAACGACTGCATTTGTGACGGCTGCGATTGACCCTAATACTGCAAAAACGGACGTTTCACAGACGTTTGGTCCTGCCCAAATCTTTACCGCTGCAAGTGTCCACAACGGTGGCCTTGACTCGAACGGAAGCGTTGACGTAGCTGGATCGATCAGCATTGACGGTCCTTACAAGCAAACCGCTGAAGCTGTCAGCGCCCTAGACATTGATCTGAGCGCTGGCAACTACTTCACCAAAACCATCAACGGTAACTCCACATTCACCTTTTCCAACCCGCCTGCAAGCGGCACTGTTGGTTCTTTCACCCTGGAGCTGACTCACACCTCTGGGACTGTTGCTTGGCCTGATGGTAGCGGCGGTCAAGGCACTGTTCGTTTTCCTGCTGACACTGCCCCCACTCTTACTACTGGCAAGACTCACCTCTTCTTTTTTGTAACTGACGATGGTGGTACTACCTATCGCGGTGCTGCTCTCGTCGATTATGTGAACTGATTATGGATCCTATTACTCAACAACAAGCCCTGGCAGCCGCCGGGGCAGCTGGTGGCGATCCGGTGTACGTCGATGACGTATTTAGCACTTATGTCTATGAAGGCACAGGGTCGGCTCGAACCATTACGAATGGCATTGATATAAGTGGCGAAGGTGCCTTGGTGTGGATTAAAAGCAGAACAAGTGGAGAAAACCATGCCCTGTTTGACACTGAAAGGGGTGCTGGCAAACTTATTCAATCAAATTCAGACAACTACGAGTTAACAAGTACAGCGCGATTGAGCGCGTTTACTTCTAGTGGGTTTACATTAGGCACAGACGGCGCTACCAATGGCAGCGGAAATGATTATGTTTCTTGGACCTTCCGCAAAGCGCCGGGGTTCTTCGATGTAGTCAAATATACCGGCACAGGCGATACTGCACAATCTATTCCACACAATTTAGGCTGTGTCCCTGGTTTTATTGTTGTTAAAAACCTTGATGACACGGGCGGAAAACCATGGATATGTTACCACTCCGGCATGGGCAACAATCATTATCTGAAATTAAATGATGATGCGCTTGAGTCTCAAAACGAAAACATGTGGGATCAAACTAATCCTACCTCTACTCATTTCACTGTTGGCAGGGATAGTGATGTAAACAAACTTAATCACGAGCATATTGCCTACATTTTTGCTGACGGCAGTGATGCAGCGTCTGCTGTTTTTGGCACGAATAGTGACGAAAAGATTATTAAATGCGGTAGTTACACCGGAACAGGTGGAGCGGATGAAATCGACTGTGGGTTCGAGCCTCAATGGGTCCTGATTAAAAAAATTGGCAATATGTTTGACGCTAATTGGGTCATTTTTGACATGATGCGTCCTTGGGTTATGCCTACCGTCGATTCTCGTTCATTAAGGCCAAACCTTAATTCTGCAGAAGACAACGCTGGTAACATTCACCCTACCTCCACAGGCTTTAAAGCAGTTTCGAATGACGGAACGTTTGGGGGTGAGTACGAGTACATGTATGTAGCAATCCGCCGTCCGTTTAAGCCACCAACTGCTGGAACAGAAGTGTATGACGCTGGGTATGCCGTTAGTGGCAATAACCTATCTCAAAAAAACACTACTAACATGCCTGTTGACTTAGTTTTGTACAACACAAATCCAGTTGGCGGTAATTCCTTTCATTTGTTTGACCGACGCCGAGGCACGTACCGTTTAACTACAACCAGTTTAGGCTATGAAAGTGCCGAACCTTTTGATTTTGATTATCAAAATGGTTTTAAAAATAGCTATGCTAATACTGTTGGTCATTTGTATTACGCCTTCAAGCGTGCCGCAGGTTTTTTTGATATAGTTTGCTATACGGGAACCGGTCAAGCAAGAACTCTAAATCACAATTTAGGTGCTGTACCTGAAATGATGATTATTAAGTCTAGGAGTTTTACTAACAACTGGGCTGTTTATCATAGCGAAGTCGGTGCAACTAAGTATCTTCGACTTAACAACACCGCTGCCGAAGACACGCATTCAAACTGGTGGAATGATACTGCTCCAACTTCGAGTGTGTTTACCGTTGGCACTGACGCCGAAGTGAATGACAACGGTGGAAAGCTTGTCGCTTGGCTTTTTGCTTCAGTTGAAAATGTAAGTAAAGTTGGCAGCTACAGCGGTACAGGTAACAACATCGATGTTGACTGCGGCTTTAGCTCAGGTGCTCGTTTTATTTTAATCAAACGGTCGGATAATGCTTTATCTTCTGGAACATACGGTAGCAGTTGGTTTGTATGGGATTCTGAACGTGGAATTGTTAGTGGCAATGACCCGTGGATCAGAATAGACGAAAACCAAGGTCATACAGACAACACTGACTGGATTGACCCTTTGAATTCTGGTTTTACAGTTACATCAGCTGCACCACCTGAGATCAATGCCAATGGTGGCAGCTACATCTACTTTGCTATCGCCTAACCCACAAACTTTCTAACTAATCATGGAAATTCGCAATCGTGAATCTGGTGCTGTAACCACCATTAGCCAATTCAAGGCAAGTTACCCGAACACAAGTTTTCCCAAGGTCATCACTGCCGACATCCTTGATGGCTTTGGGTATGACCCTGTACTGAATGGTGCAGCAGCAACCGTGACTGCACCGTATGGCGTCAGCACCCGCGATGGTGTTGAGCAAATTGACGGTCAATGGTTCACCCGCTTTGTTGCTGGTCCGGTATTTACCGATACCACTGATGACGAAGGCAACGTGACCACTGCTGCTGATAACGAAGCTGCTTATCGCGCTCGTATTGATTCAGAAGTTGCAGAGCGTGTGCGCACTGAACGCAACAAAAAACTTGTTGACACTGACTGGACCCAGTTGGCTGACAGCTCTGCAAACGCCACTGCTTGGGGCACATACAGACAAGCCCTAAGAGATCTGCCTACGTCATCTGGAGACGATTGGCCTCACAACGTGACCTGGCCGACCGAGCCAACTTCATAAGTTGCTGACTACATCTGCGGGGTCGTAGAACAATCGGTAGCGTTGGCGCGTTTAGTCCCTCTTTTCATGAAGGCACTTACCGTTTTCGCTGCTGCTGCTCTGCTGGCCCCTGCAGCCCAGGCTGAAGGCAGCTTCTACGTCAACCCGGAAATCAATTCGTCGAGTGTTGGCACGGATTTTGTCTCTCGCTCGATCGAGACACACGTTGGCTACTCCTATGCCGGTGACGGCTGGAGTGCTGGCGGTCAGCTTGGCCCTGCCTTCATCCAAGTCGACGGCGAAGACGGCGAGACCGAGCTGAGCGGCAAGATCTACGGCTCACTTGATGTTCTTGCTGACGGCAGCCTGTCGGTATATGGCGAGCTGTCCGGCATCACCGGCACTGGTGATTTGAGCACCAACTTCAAAAAAGGCCTGATGTGGAAGTTCTGATGCAGAAGTTCGTCAACGTCATTGGGTGCGTCGGGTTTGCGCTTGCTTGCACAAACACGGTGGTCGGCTTGGTCTTTTTTAAGAGCTTGCCGTCAACGCTCAACAGCGTGAAATCCCAGATGCTGGAAAAGGTTGCGGACATGCACACAGTCATGCCTCCAATGCCCACTGTGACTGGCCCTGCCATCCCGACGTTACGTCCTTGATTTGCAGGACATACCTGACATAGGTATCAGGGACATAGGGATCCGGCAGATTCCTGATGCGCGGGTAGTGCTTCCCCCGGTACTACCTGCTCATCCCCCTGTCACTGCACCTGTCGGCTTCCCGGTT